AGCTAGGTAAAGCTCTTGCTGTAGAGTTGGACAAGAACATTATCCGCGCTATGTATCAATCTGCGACGGGTAGTGCTTCTGACCCAATTGTTGCGGGTATGGGTGACGTACACTTAGGTGCAACTACTTCTGCCGCAGTTACTACTGAAGGCATGATTGGTGCATTCTTTGAGGCGGCTCAAAAAATGGATGCAAACGACCTTCCAGCAGATGGTCGCTTTGCTGTACTTGGTCCTGAACTATACTACCGTTTAATACAAAAAGCGGGATCTTTGGGTAATGCGATTAATACGG